TACGCTTGCAAACAACTGGTCATTGCGTATGCCGCGTGGATCAGCTCGGCGTTTCATCTGAAAGTGCTGAACGTCTTTCTGGATTCCGTCTCGCCTGCAAACCATATTGCCGACGCCAGCAAAATGCTCAACACGCCCGCGCAGCCCGCAGGCCTATCCCCCGCGCAGGTCAACGACCTTATCAACACCACCGCGCAAGGCGTGCTCGAACGGCTGGAAAAACAATGCCTGCTGATTCACTGGAAGCAGGTCATCACGGCAATCAAACACGAAAGCACCGAGATGAGCTTTGCGGACTTGACCGATTTAACCCAGGCGTGCCTCAAAAGATTGCAGCGGGTCATCGGAGCCGAAGCCTACAGCGCCATTGAGCGCCGAGCCGCCAATCAAGGCGTCACCACCGCCACCGTGCCGCTGCACGCCTGAAGGAACAGCCATGAGCAAAAGCGACCTTATTTTCGCACTGTGCTTTGCCATCGTGTTTTTGGGACTGCCGTTTTTCTTTTCCATCGTCGGCCACATCGCCGGATTTTAAAAGGGGCCGTCAACCATGAAACCCTACGAACAGTTTTTAAAAGACAAAATCCAGTTGGCGCAGACCTGGGGGTTTGACGTTGCGGATTGCGAAATCAATCCCTTGCTCAAACCCCACCAGCGGCAAATCGTGCGCTGGGCGGTAGCGGGCGGGCGGCGGGCGGTGTTTTGCGCCTTCGGGCTGGGCAAAACCGTCATCCAGTTGGAAATCGTGCGCCTCGTATGCGCCCGCACCCAAGGCATGGGCTTGATTGTCATTCCCCTTGGCGTGCGTCAGGAGTTCTTGCGCGACGCGCAGATGCTGGGCATTGATGTGAAATTCGTGCGCCGCATCGAAGAATGTATTGATCCGCAGGGCATTTATCTCACCAATTACGAGACGGTACGGGACGGCAAACTCGACCCTCGGGCGTTTTCTGTTGCCAGTCTGGACGAAGCGGCCTGCCTGCGCGGCTTTGGGGGCACCAAAACGTTTCGGGAATTCATGGCGCTTTTTGCCGGGGATGACCGGCGCAACAAAGACGAGCGGATTATCGGTGCGCAAGTGCCGTACCGTTTCGTTGCCACGGCCACGCCCAGCCCCAATGAATATATCGAGTTGCTGGCCTACTGCGCCTTCTTGGGCGTAATGGAAGTCTCACAGGCCAAAACGCGCTACTTTAAACGCGACAGTACCAAGGCGGATCACCTGACCATCCACCCGCACAAGGTGGACGAATTCTGGTTATGGGTATCTTCGTGGGCGCTGTTCGTACAAAAGCCGTCTGACCTTGGATGCAGCGACGACGGCTACACCCTGCCCGAACTGGACATCCGCTGGCACGAAATCGAATCCGGGCCGGGCGAAGAGACCGATGTCTTCGGGCAGGGTCAGATGTTTGCGCAGGAAGCCATCGGCATTGTGCAGGCCGCCCGCGAAAAGCGCCGCAGCTTGCCCGCCCGGCTGGCAAAAGTGCTGGAACTGCGGGCGCAGAACCCCGCCGCGCACCGCGTCATCTGGCACGACCTGGAAGACGAGCGCCGCGCCCTGGAACGCGCCATACCGTCTGTGGTGAGCATCTACGGCAGTCAGGATTTGGACAAACGCGAAGCGGCCATTATCGACTTTTCCGACGGCAAGATACAGGAACTCGCTGCCAAACCCGTCATTGCGGGCGCGGGCTGCAACTTTCAGCGCCATTGCGCATGGGCGATTTTCATGGGCATAGGCTTCAAATTCGCCGACCTCATACAGGCCATACACCGCCTGCAACGCTTTTTGCAACCGCATCCGGTGCGCATCGACTTTATCCACACCACCGCCGAGCGCAGTGTACGGCGCGAGCTTGAGCGCAAATGGCAACAACACCGGGAGATGACACAGAAAATGGCTGAAATCATACAAACCTACGGACTGTCCGCCGCCGCAATGGCCGACGTGCTCAATCGAAAAATGGGGGTTGAGCGCGTGGAAATATCCGGCGAGCAATACACCATCGCCCATAACGACTGCGTCGATGAAACCCGCCGCATGGAGTCGGACAGCGTCGGGCTGATTATTACCTCCATTCCCTTTTCCACCCAATACGAATACAGCCCGAATTATGCCGACTTTGGTCACACGGACGGCAACGGGCATTTCTTTGAACAAATGGATTACCTGACGCCGGAATTATTGCGCGTCTTGCAACCCGGGCGGCTGGCCGCGATACACGTCAAAGACCGGATAGTTCCGGGGGGCATCAACGGCATGGGGTTTCAAACCGTCTACCCCTTTCATGCCGACGTCATCGATCATTACCAGAAACACGGCTTTGCCTACATGGGCATGAAAACCATCGTCACCGACGTGGTACGGGAAAACAACCAGACCTACCGGCTGGGCTGGTCCGAGCAATGCAAAGACGCCAGCAAGATGAGCTTTGGCCTGCCCGAATATTTATTGCTGTTCAGAAAACCGCCCACCAGCAGCGAGAAAAGCTATTCAGACACGCCGGTGGTCAAAGACAAACCCTTCAGCCTGGATTCAGACGGCAACCCAATCCCCTTTGACCGGAACGCGCCCATGCAAGCCGGTACCGGTTACTCACGCGCCCGCTGGCAACTGGACGCGCACGGCTTTACCCGCTCATCCGGCCAGCGCTTGTTGACGCCCGAGGAATTGCAGGGCTTGAGCCACGCGGACATCTTCCAGCTCTTCAAACGCTACAACCTGCAAACCGTGTACGACTTTGAACACCATGTGCGCATCGGCGAATCGCTGGAAGTCTCCGGGCGCTTGCCCGTGACCTTCATGCTGCTGCAACCGCAATCGTGGCACCCCGACGTTTGGAGCGACATCACCCGCATGCTCACCCTGAACAGCACGCAGGCCAGCAAAGGCAAAGAACAGCACCTTTGCCCGCTGCAACTGGATATCGTGGACAGAGCCATCAACCAATGGTCGATGAAAGGTGAAACCGTCTACGACCCCTTCGGTGGCCTCATGACCGTGCCATATCGCGCCATATTGAAAGGCCGCAAGGGCAGGGCGGCAGAGTTGAACCCGTCTTACTTTCTGGACGGCGCAAGCTACTGCAAGGCGGCAGAAAACCAGATCAGCATGCCTACCCTCTTTGACCTGGAAGCGATGGACGCCGAGCAGGCATGCATGGCGCAGGAAGAAGGAATAGCGGCATGAAATTCCCGAAACTCAAACTGCCCGCGTTCATCAAACGCTTGCTGGAATACCGCTACTGGCGCAAACGCGGCTATACCCGCCGCCGCGCCTGGGCATCCGCCCGCAATACTTTTTATTAAAAGGAACTCATCATGAGCACCGTCACAATGGTACTGGGCGAGAGCGGCACCGGCAAAAGTGCCAGCTTGCGCAACCTGAAACCTGCCGACACCTTATTGATTCAGGCCGTGAACAAACCACTGCCCTTCAAATCAAAGGACTGGAAAGTTTTTGACCGCACGAAAAACCCGCGCGGCAACATCTTTCAAACCGACAACGCCGAGCATATCGTGCAGATACTGCAAACCACGCGCCGCAACATAATTGTCATTGATGATTTTCAATACATCATGGCAAACGAATACATGCGCCGTGCAACAGAAACCGGCTTTGCCAAATTTACCGACATCGGGCGCAATGCGTGGAACCTGTTGACCACCGCCGCCCGCCTGCCCGCAGACAAGCGGATCTATATCTTGAGCCACACCAGCACCGATGAAGCAGGCCGCACCAAAGCGAAAACGATTGGCCGGCTCATCGACGAAAAAATTACCCTCGAAGGCATGGTCACAATCGTGCTGCGCACCGTGGTACGGGACGGCGGGTATTACTTTGCCACCCGCAACAACGGCAGTGACACCACCAAAACCCCGATGGGATTGTTTGCGGACGAACTCATCGCCAACGACCTGAACGCGGTGGATAACGCCATTGTGGACTATTACGGCAGCGAAGACGAAGCCGCCGCTGCCGCACAAAACCATCCCCAATACGAACAAGAGGACGCCTTCGCATGAACACCGTATCGTTATACCAACTGGCCTGCGAATACCGCGCCGACCTGGAACAACTGGCCGACCTCGATTTACCGCCGCAGACCGTGGCCGACACGCTGGAATCATTGGGCGGCGAGTTGCAGACCAAGGCGCAAAACGTCGTGGCGTTTTTGCGCAACCTGGAAACCACCGCCGCCGCGATAAAGGAAGCCGAAGGACAAATGGCCGCGCGGCGCAAGGCAATAGAGAACCGCGTCACCAGCCTGAAGCAATACGTGCTGGACGCCATGCAACAAAACGGCATACAGAAAATCGACTGCCCGCACTTCAGCATCTCGATTGCCAAAAACCCGCCAGCGGTAGAGGTGCTGGACGAGCGCCAAATCCCGCTGCATTACCTGACAGTCCCGCCGCCGCCCGCGCCCGTGCCGGACAAAAAAGCACTGGCCAGCGCCCTGAAAAACGGCATCGACATCCCCGGCGTGCGCCTGAATCAAGGCCTGCGGCTGGCAATCAAATAATCAAACCACAAAGGAACCCCTCATGAACATCATCCCCTTCCAATCGCCAGACTTTTCCATCCGCGCCGTTGAAATCGACGGCGAACCCTGGTTTGTCGGCAAAGACGTAGCCGAAGCACTGGGCTACACCGATACCGAAGCCATGACGCGCCGCCTTGATAAAGATGAAATTCAAAACCGACAATTTGTCGGTTTCGGAAACCGTGGTGCAACACTGATCAACGAATCGGGTTTGTATTCAGCGATATTGGGCAGCACCAAGCCTGAAGCAAAGCGCTTCAAAAAATGGGTCACTTCGGACGTGCTGCCGTCCATTCGCAAAACCGGCGGGTATCAGGCCAAACAGTCCGCGCCCGTCCTCTCACCGCTCAAGCAGACGGTTGAGGCAACCAAACTCTTTTCAGCCTGCTTTCGCACCATGCGTCAAATCGGGCTGGACAAAAACGCTGCGGCCATCAGCGCCAACCAGAGTACGCGCAACGTCGCAGGTATCGACCTGCTCGCCCTCACCGGCAACACCCACCTTGTGGCGGAAAACCAACAGTCGCTGTACTACACCCCGACCGAACTCGGCCAGCAAATGGATGACGGCGAAGGCGCCGCGCTGTCCGGCCACGGCGTCAACGTCCTGCTGGCCGCTGCCGGATTGCAGCACCGCGTGGCCGAGCGCTGGCAGCCACTGCAGGCCGGGCGCGACTTCGTGCGCGTGCTCGATACCGGCAAGGCGCACGCCAGCGGCTCGCCCATCCAGCAACTCAAATGGTCTGCCCACGTCTTGCCGATGCTGCAAACCGTGCAGCGCCACATCAGCACCCCTTTGCCCGCCTGAGTCATTCAGCCTGACCACTTTGCCCTTTATCACAGCAACCCAAGGAACCCCACCATGTACTACGAATTCGACAAACCCGCCGCCCTTGCCGCCGACACCCCCTCGCGCATCTCGGAAAAAGGAAAATACATCGGCACCTTTACCCGTGCCGAATGCGTGCGCTCCAAGACAGGAACGGAAGGCATCGACTTTGATTTTGTGACCCAGGGCGGCGCACGTGCCCGCTTTGCGCTGTACACAAGAAAACAGGACGGCACCACCACCTACGGCTACAAACAGCTTATGGCGCTCCTGGCCTGCCTGAAGTTGCGCGGCCTGGCCGACCCGCAACCGACCCGCGCCCGCGTGTACGACCCTGACGCGGGCGGCGAAGTAGAAAAGGTTGTCCCGCAGTTCACCGAGATGCTGAACAAACCCGTTGGCCTGCTGATCCACATGGAGGAATACGCAAACGGCCAAGGGGAATCCAAATGGCGGGCAGGCTTTGCCCACGCCTTTGCGGCGGACACGGAGCTGATGGCAAGCGAAATACTGGCGCTTAAAACCGTCCCCGAACAACTGCCCAAAGTGTTGCTGCAACTCAAAGACCGGCCATTGAAAGAACGCCCGCAAGCCAGCCAGCCGGACGGCTTCAACTCATACGCCGCCGCCAAAAACGGCTCGCCCTTTCCGGACATGCCGGGCTTTGATGACAACGACATCCATTTTTAGAAAACCCGCACCCACTGCCCACCCCCACCCTTGAAAGGCACCCATCATGAACGACACCCTCCACACCGTGCGCACCATCACCGACCACGCCATCGACCCTGCGACCGAAGCACTCACCATTGACGCGCTGGACGCGCCAGACCCTGCCAGCCATGTCTACCTGATAAGGGGCTTTGACGCTAAGGGCAACCCTGGCGAACGCCACATCCGCTACAGCGGAAAGTACGACCCACCGGCCAGACACCTGACCATCCTGTTCCAGAACGGCCCGATAGGGGAAGTCGGCGTGAACGGCGTCACCAATGAAGCCCTGCTGGCAATCGTCGCCGACCGGCTGCGCGGATTTCAGGGCGGGCCGACTGCTTGTGTGCCTTGCTTGCCGTCAAAGAAGCCTTGCAATACCTGAAAAAGCGCACCCGCAAGCGCATCCGGCGCGGCGTCGAAGGCACGTACGCAGTTTGAGCGGAAAACGACGCCATGCCCTACACCCGCCCGGAAGCCACCTGTGACAGCGCAACACGCAATCAAACAGCGCTGTCGAATTTTCCATCATGCGAAACAGTCAGCGTGATTTCTGCTCGCTCAGGTATTTTCCACTGCTCGTCGGATTCAACTATTTCAGTTTTATCAACCAACGCACAAATCCTTACTTCTATCGACTTACCACACAAGCCAGACAGTGCAGTCGAAATTGCTTTCTCCATTTCATGAATAGTGTGATTTTTCAAGGAAGACATCATGGCACTCTCCATTCCATTCATTGATCAAACAGACGGACACATTGATTTTTTCAACACATGCGCCCGCATCTTCAACCGACCCGGACTACCTGCAACCGATCTGGCAGTGTACATGCGTGCGATTCGCGCCAACAACGCACAAGAAATATGCGACGCCTTCAAACACTGGATAAGCACCGAGCGCCACTTTCCTGCGCCGGTCGAAATTCGGCAAGTGATCCAGCAACAAAAACTGGACGCAACTGGTTTGATGAAACTGCGCGATTGATGAACCCCGCCATGCCCTACACCCGCCCGGAAGCCACCGCCTCGCGCAGCACCGCGTCCATGCGCGTCTGCCAGCCCCGACCGGTGGCCCGCAAATGCGCCAGCACATGGGGCGAGAGGCGCACCGTCACCTTGGGTTTCGGTGTTTCTAGCTTTGGTCTGCCGACCGGGCGTGCGCCGATGCGCACAAACGGCTTCACCCGCTCCCATTCCTCATCAGTCAGAATCGGGCAATCGGGATCACTGGCTGCTGCCGCAGCAATGGCGGCATTTTCTTCCTCAGTGGGGAAAATCGTCCCTGGCTTAAGCGCTGGCATAGTCTCTGTACTCCCGTTTGTCGGCATGGCGCAAGCTGATGATGCGCCGCACCTCGTCTCTGTCCACAAAGGCTACGTGAAACAGTCGCAGCCCGATATACCCCAAACCGCGCATGC